GCTTGACTATTAATAGTTAGTCTTTTGACTGAATAATATCATGCGCTATTCAAATAGTAAATAATTTTTGATTAAAAAGTATACAAAAATAAGCATAGAGGTGTACTTAAAGAAATATTTTAAAAAATAATAGTTGACATAATCGCCAACTTGGATTACGATACAAATCGTCAGCAAGAAAAAAGCAAAAGGAGGGAAAATGGAAAATAGCCTATTAAAGAAAAAAATCAGAGACTCTGGCTATAAGGTTGGTTTTATAGCTAAAAACTGTAATCTTACCAGTGCCGGGCTTCATAAAAAGCTAAACGGACAGAGTGAATTTAAGCAAAGCGAAATAAAAAGTTTAAAAGATTTGCTTAAAATCAGTGACAAAGATTTAAATATCTATTTTTTTAATTAAAAAGTTTAATATTTGCCAACTTTTGAAAGGAGAGGAGCGTTGAACGAGTTAATCAACATTAAAACAAGCGAAACAGGAGAGCCATCTGTTTCCGGGAGAGAGCTACATGAGTTTTTAGGAGTGAAAACCCTGTATAAGGATTGGTTTCCAAGAATGATTGAGTATGGCTTCACCGAGGGCAAGGATTTCAACCCGCTCAAAAATGAGCAAGTTCGATTTGAGGGCAACAGGGAAGTAGTTAGAGAACTAACAGACCACCTACTCACCATCGACATGGCAAAGGAAATAGCCATGATTCAGAGAACCGACAGAGGTAAGCAAGCGAGACAGTATTTCATTCAAGTAGAGAAGGACTACAACAGCCCGGAAAAGATTATGGCGAGAGCCTTACGGATTGCAGAGAAGGAGCTTAGCACCTTGAAGCTCGATGTTGAACGCATGAAGCCAAAAGAGATTTTCGCAGATTCCGTGGCAAGTTCTCATACATCAATCTTAATTGGTGAACTTGCAAAGATTTTGAAGGCAAACGGCCATGAGACAGGCCAGAAGCGACTCTTTGAAACGCTCCGGCAAGATGGCTTCTTGATTAAGCGGAAAGGCTCTGATTTCAATATGCCAACGCAAAAATCAATGGAGCTTGGACTCATGGAGATTAAGGAAACAACAATCAACAATGCGGATGGAAGCATCCGGCTAAACAAAACCACTAAGGTAACAGGCAAAGGGCAGATTTATTTTGTCAATCGCTACTGTGGAAGCATTGAGAGGTTGTAGAAATGGAAAAGTACAAAATCCAAATAAACATCGAATTTAACGCCAAAGACTTTCTTCAAGCGGAAAAATTAAAGGGAAAAATCGAAGAAGGTGTTTTGCCTATTTTCTTAACCGAATGGAATATACGCTTATGGGAGATACTCCTGCAGAAGAAAGGAAGGTAGTGGGGATGAAAGAAGTAACAGTAAAGGTTGAGAAGCTTATATATGACTACATTATATGCAAGGCGACTTTATCAAAACAGAGTGTTCAAGAAGTTGTTTCCACGCTTTTGCGGAAAGGCTATGAGCTTGAAATTTATTGGGAGGAATGATGAAAGAAGTAACAATTCAGATTGATACAGAAGCCTATGAGTTCTTTAGGGAACTAGGGCAGAAAATCAATGTAGAGGTAGAGGATGTACTTGGGATTGAGCTTTACAACTGCTACAGGCAGAAGAAAGCGAATCCGAAGGAATAAAAAAGAGAGTCGTATGCGCCAACACACGACTCAAAAGTATAAAAAAACCAATCGTGCGTAGTATAGCACGGAGAAAAGGAGGGCGCAATGCCTTTAGTGAAGTTAGACAAAAACTATCCGCATGAAAAACTGGATAGAGTGGTCCGCAGAAAGAAAAGCGACCTCAAAATCATAAACAAACAGATAGCAAAGCATCTATCTGTGAGCGAAAGGGGAATCCTGTATAAGCGGAAGAACGGATTCTTTACCTTTGACGAACTAATCAAGCTTTTTAGCTATCTTGAATTTACGGATGAAGAGATAGCAAGCGTATTCCGGAGGTAGGTATATGGGAATAAGAACAGTAGAGGAGCAGAAAGAAATGATTATGGCCTGTTTAAAGAGAAACAGCGTTCAGATTACGGAAATGGCGAAGCTCCTAAAACTGGACAACAAGACATTTAAACGAAAGGTCCGTATGCAGACATTTAACCTTTTTGAGGTGGTCGTGTTCGCCAACTATTGCGGACTGGATATGAAGGAACTTATTGAACTATTTTTCCCAAAGTTTAGTGGGAATCACAAGGATAAGGGGTGCTTGAAATGAGACATACTTTAAAAAGGATACTTACTGCATTGGGGGTTTTGGATGCTATGGCCGTATGCCTTTTGGATAGCTACGGACTTACTGGAAATGTTGCCATGGCTGTATGCGTAGTAACTACAGCTATCGGTATGTTGCTATATGTCTACTACATTAGGCGTTATCACAAGGGAGGGTTTTAAGATGGAAAACAACAAAAAGAAGATTCCGGTAAATGTTGAGTTGGCAGGAATTATGTCAAATTTCATGAAAGAGAAGATTGGGCAAGAAATCAAAGAAGAGCTTGCTTCCGTTGGTAAGGATGGTCTTTGGAAAAAGATTGAGCAGTATTCAAAGCTATCCACCGCAGCCAATCTTTACGAATTAATCACAGAATAGGCTGTGAAAGCCCTATGGAAGGAGCGACACCATGTGGAAACTAGATATTGTGGCATTGCTTATATCTACAGCATTGCTATTCCTAACAGGGTATTTCTTGTGCCAGTCCATGTGTATAGGTTGGGTTGGCGAATGGTACGAATCCGCCTTTAAATCGGCGGTATTAATACAGGTTGCGTTGGTAAGTCTATGGCTATTTGCCAGGACATTTTAAGGAGGTGTAAAAAACATGGCACAAATGACTACAAAGCAGTATTTAGCAACAATCCAGAACGGTATTGAATCAGAACTGGCGGAGAACATCAAAGCGATTCCGGAGGGATTCAATAGACAGCGTTTCGCCTTGAATTGCGTAGCTGTCTTAAAGGATAAATTGAAGGACTGGAACGGCATTGAGCCTAGCTCTATTGTGGCTACATTCGCCAAGGGCGCATATCTTGGCTTGGATTTTTTCAATGGCGAGTGTTACGCAATCCCCTATGGCGGAGCGGTGCAATTTCAGACCGACTACAAAGGGGAGATTAAGCTTTGTAAGAAGTATTCAAAGAATCCCATTAAGGACATTTACGCTAAGAATGTTCGCAACGGAGACTTGTTTGAAGAGAAAATCGAGGACGGAAAGCAGACCATCACTTTTAAGCCTGTTCCGTTCAGTAATGAACCAATCATCGGAACTTTTGCGGTAGTGGTTTTTAAAGATGGCACGATGGTTTATGACACCATGAGCGTGCAGGAAATTGAAGAGGTGAGAAACGCTTTTTCCAAAGCTAAGAACAGCAAGGCTTGGGAAAAGACTCCTGGAGAAATGTATAAGAAAACTGTGCTTAGAAGGCTATGTAAGCTTATCGACTTGGATTTTGATGTTAAGCAACAGCAGGCCTTCAATGATGGGGCAGACTTCTCTTTCGAGGATAACATCGTAGAGGAAGCTCCTGTAGCGACAGAAACGCCAAAGGATGTATTCGCAGAAGCAGAGAATCAGACTACAGAAGCACCTGTGCAGGATGCAGAGTTCTTTGATATGGAACAGGGATAATGTATGAAGCTGACGGAAGAAAACTATTACTCGAAAGAGGCGAACCTTGAATATATGAGCGTGTCTCAATTCAAGGACTTTGTGGGAACTTACGGAAAAAGAGCCTGTGAGTTTGAAGCAATGGAAAAGCTTTTCGGAAGATGGAATCCGCCTCCAACGACTCCGCTTTTGGTTGGGAGTTATGTGGATTCGTATGTGGAAGGAACGCTCGATTCCTTCATGGAGAGGCATCCGGAAGTATTCACAATTACAGGGAAGGTAAAAGCTCCATTCATAAAAGCGGAAGAAATAATCGCAAGGATTGAACGAGATAAATACTTTATGAAGTATTTATCCGGGAAAAAACAAGTGATTATGACGGCGAATTTCTTTGGCTGTGATTGGAAAATCAAAATGGACTCATACCTTCCGGGAATGGCCATAGTTGATTTAAAGGTTATGGCATCCATCACAGACCTTAAGTGGGTTAAGGACATTGGCTACTTGGATTTTGTCCGTTACTGGGGCTACGACATTCAAGGTGCTGTATATCAGAAGGTCGTAGAGCTGAATACAGGGAAGAAGCTTCCGTTCTACATAGCTGCAGCCACAAAGGAAAATGAGCCAGATATACGAATTATCCATATCACGCAGAATTATCTTGATGAAGCCTTGGCACTTGTTGAAGCGAACATCAAGAGGGTACTGGAAGTGAAGAACGGAGAAGCATTACCGGATAGGTGCGATGCTTGCGACTGCTGTAAACATAACAGGGTATTAAAAGCACCAATATCAATATTGGACTTAGTACAAGGCATTTAAAGGCATGAATGCCTATATCCAATAAAAGAATAGGGAGGTGGGCAATCATGCCGGAGAACAACAAAAAGAGCTTTATCATGTACTCAAATTATCGAAGGTTCTTATCAATGTTATCAGATACAGAAATAGCGGAACTCATGCGAGCAATCTTTTGTTTCGTGGAAGAAGAGGAGATTCCAAAGCTTGATTCCAAGACAGAAATTTGCTTTGCGGTTATCACAGACCAAATCGAAAGAGACAGGGAGAAATACAAGAAAGTGTGCGAGCGTAGAGCAAATGCAGGACGGCTTGGAGGTAAGCAAAAGCACGAAAACAGGCTAAAGAAGGAGGGAGAAATACATAGCGAGACAGAGGAAAAGAAAGAAGAAACTAAAGAAAATATTGCCCTAGCAAATGCTAGCAAACCTAGCAAA